TTTTTTACGTTCATTTTCCATGGCACGTAGATCAACTTCTCTAGCTTTTAGTTTTAACAGTGGATCAGAGTCAAATTGTGATGTAATTTTCTTCTCTTCCTTCATAAATTCTTCAGTCATCTCTGCAATTAACACAGATTTTCTAGATTCAATTTGATTAGTAAGAGCTTGTAGTTGTTGTTGTACCATAGGATTCATTGCTGCTTGTTGTTGCATTAACATCATCTCTTGCATTTGCTCTCTAAACTCTAATTGCACTTGTTCTTGTGCCATTAAACTAATGTGTTCTAAAATATTTTTTTGCATAGCAGCCATAATCGCAGGATTATTTCTAACCATATTAGTTGACATAAAATTTAAGTGAGCTGTAATATGTGCTCTGTGATCTTGACCTGGAAAAGCTTGAAAAGGTTTACCAGCTAATGCATTTATATGTTCCATACTAGGATCCATTGGTGCAGTTGGAGCCGGTGGTGGTAAAACTGCATCTACATTTTTAACACCAATTGCTTCATACATATTTCGATACACTTGATATAAGTTGTGTATTTGTGGATTACTTGTTGCGAGTTGTAATTGTGTTTGAGCCAAGGTAATTCGCTGACTCATTGAAAATATATTAGGATCGGCTACTGGAATTACATCTATTCTATCATCAAAGTCAGCTTGTTTAATGTTCCGTGCTCCACCGACCACATCATATGGATACTCTGGTGGTAAATATTGTGAAACTACTTTAGCCAATAATTTAAATTCATCTTTCATAGCTGCGTAACATCTTTTATGTATAGCACTCATGACTCTTGAACCACGCTCCAATAATGCAATCGTTGTTCCAACTGCAGCAGCTTGATTACCATCACCAACTTGCATATCAGATATAGCTGCAAATCTTTGACCTGCTGATACAACTACACCCATTAATTGTAACAATGTTTGTGATGGTTCTTTGTAAGGTAATGGAAAGAAAGCATCTCTTAAATTTCCGCCTGGTGCATCAACATCTTTAAACTCACCTGGTTGTATTGGTGATGCTTCGTCTCTGACTCTAACACCTCTTTGTTTAAATCCTGCGGGTAGATTAGATAATGTTCCTGCATCTAGTAATTGACGGAGAGCAGCCGTTGCTGTTCTGCTCAATCCGCCAATCATATGTATTAATCCAAAGCCATAAAATCCAAGTCCTGGCAGAAATTTAAAATGAACAAAATATTGAATTTTATTTTTCTTTAGATCATTGGGTGCATAGTTTCGCCTAATTGCAAGAACTATTCGGCTACCTTCTTCTACTGTTACAATGTAAGGTAATTTTATTCCTGTTGGTCCTTCAGTTCCTTGATCTTCGAAACCTTCTAAGTCTAAATTTACATGACACTCTAACAAAGTGTACATAGTTTCTTGTTTACCAACTTTTTTAGTTCCATCTAATTCTTTTTCTTTTTTCTCTACAGAATTTTGTTCAACATTACCTGGAGGTGTCAACTCTATATCCACATAAAAACCATTTACTTGTTGTTTACGTAATTCATTCTCCGACATTTTTACAACATGTATAACTGCTTCTGCATCTTCAATCGAAGTTGCAGTGTAAGGCACAATTAATTCATCTGCTGGTACAAATTTAGATACCACTCTTCCAAGTGGCACATCATAGTAAACTTTTTTAAAAGTAGATCCTGCAAGAGGTAAATGAAACAACATAGAATCAAACTCTTCTTCATACTCTTTCATTTGATCCATAATCAAATAATTCATAAAATCTTTAACACGAGTTGCTTGTTGTTCTGTTTGTGGATTTTTAATTCCTATAACTTGTGTTCTGACTGGTCCGTCTGCCGGTAATAATTCTTTGTACGCTTGAGCTTGAAATTGAGTAACTGCTTCTGCTAACACAGGATGAGTTGCACCACTAGCTCCTTGAAATGGTTCTGTTCTATTTTCATATTTAAATCCTAAAAGATCTAATCCTTGTGTATAAGATTGTTCCCAATCTTTTCTTGATGATTTGTAATCCATGTAGTTTTGAACCATGTCATTACCGATAGGTTCTAAAACATCGTTTGGTAAAATATCTGCTAAATTATCAAAATGTGATTCTGTGCCAGGTATGTTTATAGATCCTGGTTCAAAGTCTATTGTTGCACCACCATCTTCTTCGGATACAACTTCTACAGGTGGTTGTTCTTTAATTTCCTCTGTAACGTCTATTTCCTCAGATGGTATCTCTACTTTTGTTCTGACTTCGTTTGGAAGCGATTTGTCTATATCTGCCATTTAATTTCTCCAGTTTAATTGTTTTAACTTGTTTTAGAGGAACATTCAACCCTTGTGGATTAGGTCCACGTAATGGTGGTATTGTAGTTGTTAACTTTTTCATTATTCGCCTAACATTCTAGCTAGTCCACCTTTGTTGAATTTTTTTTTAAAACTAATACCTATTCCTTTATCATCTCCCTTAAAACCACCACCAAACATTAAATCACCTCCAAGTAATTTAATAATGCCACCTAACTCAGCTTGGTCTACACTTGGTCCAAGGTTCAAGGATATATTATTAGTGATTGGAATAGTTCCACCTCCAGTTTTTTGAAAATTTTTATTTACAATTCTATCGATAATTTCTTTTATAGCTTCTTTTGGGTCATTAGTTTCAAAAGATCCTAACCCTTCTTTTAAACCAATACGTCCACCTTCAGCTAAACCTAGCTCTCTCATCTCGGCTAATATTCTTAAAATATTAGATCTTTCTGACATTGCTGCATCATAATCATCACGAAATCTTCTATTAAATTCTGCTCTTTTTTCAGAAGAAAAATTTTTGCTATATTCATCAGATAAATCAGACATTAATAATAATTCCTTTTTGGTTTAGGTTCTTTTTGATCAACATAATCTTCTGGGTGATCAATAAGACCTCCTTGTCTAAATCTCATAATTGCTTGAGTAGTGCTATCGACCAAGTCATCATGATCGCCATATGGGAACG